CTGTCACCAAAGGGCACAGTACCAGTGGTCATTATGCTACCCACCTCAGATGCTGCCAGCTCGCGGTTGAAAAGCATTGCCCCCCGTAAACTATACGGACCGCCGTGCGCGTTGACTACACTGTTATTAAGCCCCCCGAACGTGGCTTTAGTCGCCGAAAGTGAGAACGAGCCCGTATGCTCAGCGGCAACTACCCCGTCAATGTAGCACCGGAGGGCGGTGCTTGAGATAGTGATGCAAATGTGCTGCCATTTGCCAGTGCGCTGGCCGGGAATCAATGTGGTCAGGGGGGTGCCGCTGTCAGGGGTGACTCCGAACCGGTAATCGTTTTGCGTTCCGGCAGCGCGGGTAAACAACACCAAAGGTGCGCTGCCATCACCACTGAACGCAAAATATACACCTTCACTTTGCGTGCCCCCCTGCTCAGTAGTCGGCTCGCGCAGGTAAAACGCTACGCTGGCACCAGTATCAATAGATTCAGGCAAATCAGGCAGGTAGATACGGTTATCGGTGCCGCGAAAGTGAATACCGCCAAGGTCTGGATTTACCTGTGCCTCTGCTTGAATACCATCTAATTTGGTCTTCAATATAGCACTAAAGTCATTAGTTGATAAGCCTTTCCCTACTACTTTGTCTTCCTTGGTGTTATCTGCCTCCTCAAGGTCTGTAATAGCATCAAGTATATTATCTACGATAGCCGAATTAGCTTTTTCAGCTAGTCCCGTAGTCACACTAGCAATAGTAGCATAGGGAGTGAGGTCTGGGTTTACCTGTGCTCCCTCTTGAATACCATCTAACTTGGCATTTAACTCAGTAGTAAAATCATTTTCTGAAAGACCTTCACCTGCATTTATTGTGGTTATGACGCTGTTTAACTTAGAACGAACGCTTGCAGCAATTTCGCCATTTTGAATTATTTGAATATCTGTGGGCATAATTTAGTGCTAAATTGGTTTCTTAAAACTGGTTATTATCACTCCAATATCCTTGGTCTCTCCATTTACCGTCAAGCAATAACCAGATTAGACTGACCACTTTACTAGGCAAATTTTTCTTATTTAGCAGCTTATACACCCACTTTCTATTGTGTCTCATCTTTGCTCTTCCTTCCAACTCGCAAAAATTCTAAACACTGCATTTGCTTCTGGCGCGAGTGTACCCCCATCATTTGCTATCTCTTCCAAGTGCAATTGCTCTACGAATCCTGCTGCTCTCCGCCCAAGTGCGATTTCTACATCATCTGTAAACTCTTCAAGCTGATCTGCCGCGCTTTTTATCACTCCGCTAATGCTTACTGGTCTAAACGACGCAATAATCACATAGTCAGCCTCCACAAGTACCCTCCTCGCAGGGAGCAAATTTCTCTGCTTTAAAATCAGCTGAACATATACCTTCGGAAAACTGCTGTCTCTGGTCTGGCCAAATGACACAGCATCAAACCCCTCCACAACATGGCTTGCAGGGACGTTAGAGCTAAACTCGCTCGCTGTTTCAAACCCTCTTATAACATCGGCAAGGTACTTTCTTACTTCTGTCTGCTTAGTCATATTTTCCCTCTTTCGCGCTTTTTTCTCTGTCTTCTCGCATAATCAACCATAACTGCATGGTCTGCTCTAATTTCATCCGCCATCTCTCCTCTAGGCACAAGCACTGTCTTTGATTCAAAAACATTAGTCACTTTTCTCAACCTAATTTTGACCAAGCGGTTCATGTAGTCCTGCGCCCTGCGCAAATAATTTCTTGGCTCAACTTCTGGGACCACAACCGAGTCTGCTCTGAAAAAGTTAGCTTGACCTGTGCCCTTATTAAAAAAGCGCAGTGTGGTCACCTGACCCTGACTTACTGCACTCATAATATCAGATTTCCCTGTCGAACTGCTTCTACTTCTGCGGATTCTAACCGTTCTCCCCCTTCTCCCGTATTCAAGGGAAGAAACAATATGCCTTATCAAGCCGCTTTTTTCTGCGCCTGAATGAACAATAGAAACACCAGAACCTTGTCCTTTTATGAAAAATGGATTCTTAGTGATCCACCCATCTGCAATTCTCTTACTGCTATCCTCCACGGGGACTCTTGACCCTTTTGGATAATACATCCGGTTCTCTCTGCGTGGGTAGATTCTTCTTAGGTACTTCGCAGTTTTTTCCCCTATCGCTCTTACTTCCTCCCGCTGAAACGCTCCAATTGCGTCTATAACAAACTTCAGCCTCTTAGCTTCCTTCTCTACCCCAGAAGCATCTACTGTGAAGCTTATCATCCTAAATTACAGTTACTAAAAGCTCATTTGAAAAAATTGCATCACCCTGCGTGTTCCACCCAGCTGCAATAAAAGTTTTATCCGCTGGTAGCGCAACAAGTGAAAAAACGCGCTCTTGGAAGAGCCCTTCGTCTTCCATCTCCGCAGTAAGTTCTAACTCTGTTAAGCCGCACTCATGCTCTTCCTTCAACCACGGCTTGTGTAATGGAAGAGCTGCTCCGCTGAAAATTTTCCACCCTAGCGCATTTTTCAGTGTACTCTCAATTTTCAGCACAACTTCCGCATTATCTTGGCTGTGCTTTTCTAAGCGCAAACTTCCAATCGCTCGCAAAGAGTCTCTTGGCGTAAGCACATGCCGTTGTGCATCAATCTTCACAAAACTGCCTATCTGAATCTCGGGCACTAGATCATCTGTCGTGATTTTTTTTATAGATTCTTCGTACTGCTTTTGGAGCTCCTTCGCCATCTGCATATTTTTGTAGTATGGCGTATCTCTATCAGTACCAAACACTACCCCAGACCCTGTTTTAGTCGAGGACTGGTTCACATAGTTGGAAGCTCTCTGCTTGCACAAGCCAATCCAAGCAAGCAAAAGTACAGGGAAGGAGTGGCTAAGTGGTACTGTGTCTGTGCCAGACCACGAAGAATTATGCTGCTCAACTGCGTCCTGCACCAATGCAAGTACATCAATTTGCTCAGAGTCTTCTACACGTGCCCGTACCGTGAGCTTATCAGCAATTTCTGTCAGTGTCTTCATATCTTTTTAGCCACTCCTTCTCCTATACGCTTTTTACTTAGGCTAGGATTGCCACCGCTTTACTATCTTGCAGCGTCGCTGCTACATGGCGGGGGACGCGATAGCGTTCATCTTTTTCTAGTCGGGTAACTCCCAAGTATGCCCCTAAATTACAGGTACCAATCGTAGGTGCTGGTGAAATTGTGCGCAGTACAAGTACCATAATTTCCTTCGGTGCTTCGAGTGCCGCAATTTCTATTGTTGGAACTTCTTCCTCATCAGCATCATCTACTGCGATAGTGCCCTCTGCTACTTTGTTTGGTTCAATCTTCCTAGGTATCTGTTGTTTAATAGCCATAATAATTCCTTTTTGATTAGTCGTTTTTTTTCGTTTTCGTTAGTGCTTATAAAAAAGCCGTCTCCCAAGCATAAACCTGAAAGACGGCTGGCAATCAACTTAAAAAACTACAAGCTTATGCAGTTTCTGAAATCACACTGTGTGCTTCCTCAATAAGACCTGCGCCCCAGATGCCGTAGTAAGCAATCGAGTGGCGGCGTCCGAAGTCCTCAACCCCGTTATCGCGCATTTCAACTGGCAGACCAACTGCCAAGCCAACTGCATAGTCACCGACCGTAACCGAACGATACACATCAGTCGCTGCATTAGCTGCAACCGAAGTATTCTTTCCAGTGTCAAGGTTATCAGCCCAGATGTCTTGGGTACCCATCTTAACAACGTGAATATGCGTGGTTTCAATAAAGCGCATATCTTCAATACGCCCAATTTCACCAGACTTGATTGATTCTGGCGAGGCGTACAAGTTCACATTAACCCAGTCACTGTCAGAGCGCAAATACCGGCCTTGGTGCGGATGCACAAAAGTAATATAAGCGTCTAGGTTAAACTTAGGTGCCTTGTTCGTTGCAAGCAGCTCTACTACATCGCGCACTAGGTCTACATCAAACACATCGGTTGCTATTAATCCGGCACGATTAGCCCGTCCCTTTGCATACTTCACATTGGTTCCCGTCATAAGCGCATCACGAATCAGCGCATCACGGGAGCGTGCGTAGTGCCGAGCCAGCTGAATAGCTGCGTCACGCAGAGTATCTGTTACAGCAGAACGAAGCAAAAACTCGCTCACTCGTACAGCCCGTGCGTGTTCCGAAACCGAGATGTCAATAGTCTCAGTGCTCATTGCAGTTGGATCAATCGTGTCAGTTTCACCCAACGCCGAGTCACCATCCAAAGCATGGTACTTTAGGAAGTTAATTTTGTTGCCGGGCATAGAGCTTAGCTCAGTGCGAATTACAGCAATACTTTCAAAGCGCATTATTGGCTCCGCTTCAAAAAGAATTTCCTTACTCATGACATCGAGAATCACGTTCTCTAGTTGTACAAAATCTCCACTGGTAGTACCAGCAATGTTCATTTTAGCCATAATCTTTTAATCTCCTAATTTTTTTTAAATTTGAATACGTTTACTGAAACAATGCAGATTTTTTTAGCCCTATTTAGCATACCGACTACGAAGATCGTTTAAAATCTTCTCACGGCCTGCCTTATAGTCTGCTGGACTCATTGATCGCACTCTTTTTGAGTCAAATTCACCCGCCGACGCTTTGCGCGGTGCTGGTGCTGCTGTTCCTGCTGGTGCTGCTGTTCCTGCTCCCTCCACCTTTGTACTTAGCTTTGCTGCGATACGTGCATATTCACTGGATGCACGTTCAATTGATGAGTCAATTGACTGTTTTGTCTCTCCCCCGACAAGTCCTAAAATAAGAGCATCTTCACCGCCTGCTTCCGCGATTTTTTTATCACGGTAACGGTCAAGTTCCATTTTAGTTACATTCCCTGTCAAGTCGCGCAATTCTGTCTCGTACTTCGCTCGTGTTTCCGCCATTGTCTTCTCATGCAGCTTAGTAAGTTTCTCAACTGTTTCATCAATTATCCTCGGAATATCTAAGCCTTTTCCGCCAGTACTATCCTTGATAACTTTTTCTAGTTGGGTAATCTTGCCTCGTGCATCTTCTAGTTCCTTGGTAGAAGATCCCTCTCCATCTTGAAGGGCTTTTAACTGTTGATTAGCCTCAGTGATTTTTTGGTCACGGTCGCTTAGCTGTTGCTGTAAGCGTCCTCTCTCTTCAAGTCGCGCTTTTTCAAGTGCATCTTTCGAGTCTGTGACAGCGGCAGACTTAATCTGCTGCTTCTGGCCATCTTCGAGTTCTAACGTAGCGAGTAATTTTTCTAGTTCATTCATTTTGCGTTCTGTTTTTTAAATTTAATTTTGTTTTTTTGCGCTTATCTCTTCAATTTAGTACTAAACTGAAGCAGTTACATTTCCCAATTTAGTGCTAAATTGGGGTTAAGATTTGCTGCGTCCAACCTTGATACTTGGTGTTTTTTCGCCATCAAGCTTGGGATTAGTTCCACTATAAACTGGCTGCTTCGAGGAACCAATGCAGCTTCCCTTCAACACCTTTTGTTCAAAAGGAGGCTTCGTATTAACAATACCTCCGCTAAATGCACCTTGAAACTCGGTGGTGCGCCCTTTTGTTTTAATCATATTCATTGGCTCTGCCTAATTGTTGATCGTCTTATTCATCCTTAGAAGCTTCATCTCCAAGCAGCGGATCATCTCCTGTCAAAGAAAAAGAATCTAAACTAGCGGATTTTTCAGTGAAAATTTCGCCCATCAACGCCATAGACTTCTCTCTGCTCATAGCTAGTTTACTTAGCTTATCTGCTATTAGCTCTACGCGCAATTTTTCAAAATCCTTAACATGGGATAATCTGCGTATGAGTTCAGCTTGTGACCAAATTCCTCCCTCAAGGCGTTTTAGTCCCGCATCTATCTCCGCATTCTCATCTCTTGGTAAAATTTCGCTGTATTCTATTTCAACTTCTAGCGTTCTTTTTGGTAGTTTCTTCTTTGTATAGACTTCCCATGCCTTGAAGATTGCGCCATTTAGCAGCTTAAATGATTCGTCAAAAGACTGCCGCCTACGCTCTGTCTTCGTTAAAATAGGAAAACACATTGTCCTCAGTGCTATCCCCGAAGTATTAGAAATATGCATCTCTGTCGGGTCAAACAGGAAGGCTGGAGTTTCCGATAGCGTACAAATAGTCTCAAAGATATTCTTTAGCTGATTTAGTGCTAATTCCATTCCACCTGTTAGCTCTAAGTTTTCCACCCGTGCGTCTACTGGAAGGTTTGACCAAAACTTTTCTGCTCCCCTCTCTAACGTAGACAATCTCGCCCCAAACAATAGCGTAGTTGGTTCTGCGTGGTACAGCACTGTTCGTTCTAAACTCCATGCCACGCTATTGTAACTCATATTTAGCGGCATTACTGAGGCAATATCAGAACTCCCAAATCTACTATTTGGCGTTTGCCCACTGTGAAAAAACACAACTGGCACAAAACCAAGCGTGTTCTTTACTGTCTCTACAATATTGTTATCATGTGAGGTTACATAGTTATCCTTATCTATATGTATTGAGTAGACAAAATCCTTCCCTTCCTCATTCCGCGCAATGTACTGAATCAAACAGCGGCTTGGGAACTTCGACCCACTATCGTGATCCCACATCGGGAAAACGTAACTAGGGTGATAAGAAACCAATTCTACTCCTCTTTCTTGAGCAGGCAAAGCAAAACCAAAATCGTCTACCACTTTAGGGCGCAAGACTACACACGAATCCCCGTACAAAATTGATTCAGAAAATAATTTATCTAGAAACTTGTTCTTCCCGTTTGCGGACCAAACAGCGTCCAGCACTTGCTGGTGCTCTATTTCCCCTGAAGGCAACTTGAAAAGCAGCCCCTTTCCAGTGGCAAAGGAGATAGCTTTATTCACAATTGCTTCGCAAAAGTTATACACTGGCTTGCGCTCATCTTTGTAGAAGGGCATAGCCCACTGATCGCCTTTAAAAAACTTATCTGCCTCTGTATAACGCTCAATTCTGTTCACTGCTTCGTCATAATCGCTTGAGCTAAAATAAGAGCTTAGGTTGAGTGGTCCCTCACCATTGAGTGCAGACATCAGCGTACCAATCTTCGAGGAGCTGTACTTATTTGTGTTGCCTGTGAAGTCACTCCGCTGGCCTGAGTAAATGCTTGTTTGGTTCATAATTTAGTGCTAAATTGTTTCTAACTAATGAAAGGATTAAAACTACTTGATTCCGTCTGTCCAGCTATCGAGGGGGTGTTAGCTCCCCAAACAGCCATCATAAGTGAGTCGCAGTAATCATCTTTCGCGCCTTTTTCATCAGGGTGGTGTACTTTCATAAGCCCTCCCGCATATTCTTTTCGCAGATCAAGCATCTGTGATGTAAATTTCCTAAACTGCTGCGTTTCTCTTGCTGATTGACTTGCCGGAAAAGTAACTCGCTTACCGCTAAAATCAGAAAACAAAGATTTGTAAGCGTCAGACTTCTTTTTGGCTGCAAAATTAAACCCTTCCACAGTTACATCTGTTGCTGAAAAGAACTCTGTCATTCGATCCTTAATAGGTTCCCCCGCCGTGTTGCTGTCGAGAACTACTTTCTTCAAGCTCCCAACTTTTTTCAGTATGCTTGTGAGTTCCCAAAACTGAGTTTCGTAATCATCCCCCACCCACTCGAACCACGACAATACATGCTTCTCATACAAGGTCACTACATCGTTCCCCAGCACTGTGCGAACGGGATTCATCCAGTCCACTGCAACAAGTGTCATAACTGTTGAGTCGTGGGACTTCCCGAAGTCTAAGCCCGCAACTATGCTATACTGTTGCTGCCCATGTAATCCGAATCTGAAAATGCTACTAAACGGACCGCCAAGCAATGCAACTTGCGGGTGAAACAGCTGCTGCTCAGTAAGAAACATTCCGCGCTCAAATATCCACTCACAACCATAACTCATGCGGAACTCATCTGAATCCTCACCTAGCTTGAGCTTTTCTGCCGCTACATAGTCACGGTAAAGTGAGTTGTATGATTCACAAATGGTGTGCGGGTAAAAGAAATGATTCTTAGGCCCGTCATTGTAGAAGAGCCTTTCGTTGTACTTAATAGTATAGTAAAATGCACAAGGCTTAGCTGTGGCAGTCCCAATCATTACCATAGTCCCCTTCGTTGAGGACAACATAGGACTCAACGACTTGTTCATCTTCTTGTCGTTTATATCCTGCGCTTCTTCCGCAATCAACAGCTGGTGCGTCTCACCCTCAATCTTTGACTGCTCAGAAGCAGATTCGCACAAGATACGCGACCCATTTGTTAGGCGCAAAGTTGTACCATTGTTTTCAGATACGTTGAGCTTGAGTTCTCTAAGTATTTTTTTCCCTGCATCAGTCTCAAAGCACAATTTGCAACGATTGAACATTGTCTCTGCTTGGTGCCTTCTTGGCGCATAGATCCCTATTTTTACACCATCTCTAAATCCCTGATACACACCCTGCTCTGAGGTAAGATTCAGGTGCCAGCTACTCTGGTACTTTCTCGCAAGCACAGGGAAGATCAAGGACAGTGCCGCAACAACGCTCGATAGCACTTCCGTTTTTCCAGATTGTCTTGATATTAAGGCAGTTACGACATCGCTTTTGCGCTCAAGGAATGCCTCCACTACACGGCTGCCAAATTCAATTTGGTATGGGTAATACTTCTTACCACTTAGTGCCTGTGCCAGCATGACTACCCTAAGCACTACTTGCCTGACATCAATCTGTCCGCCCGCCTCATGGCTACTCTCATTTAATACTTTTCCAAAGAATCTTGAGGGCACAACTTGCTTAACAGCTTTTCTTCCAAGCGCGACTGTTCGTTGCTCTTTACTCTTTGCAGGGATGAGGGATTTCTTTCGTTGCGCCCTTTTTTTGAATTTCAAAGACATAATTTAGCACTAAATTGGACTATTAGCTTTGTTGTTTCTTGCCGCGTCTAAGCCGCTTTTAGTATGGTAGGTCTTGCCATATTTGTTCTCCCGAGACCGTTTCGTCTTACTACCCCGCGCAGCATTATTAATAGGGCCTTTTTCTACTTCTTCCTTCTTTGGAATAAGCACAATACTGCTGAAGTAGCTCAGTAGCCTGCTTCTGAGCCGATTTTTTGCCATCTCAATTGCATTCATATAATGATCTCTTAGTTTACTCTATTGCTCAATAGCAATAATTAACGTTCAAATCTTGCCATCTGTGCTTCCGCCGATAAGTTGCCCAACAAGCTATTCTGGTCCAACACATCTACTTCAGTCTCAATCAATGTAGCTCTTTGCTTTTTAGCTCTGTCTGCCTTATCCTTTTCACTCAACATCTTAATCTCCTGTAATGACTGCTCTGTATGCGCTGCAAGCAGGTCTATATTCCCAAATAGCTGACCAATTATTGAGTTCTCTTCAAACTCTGCTTCCTCCTCCTCTATATCAGTCATAAGCTCATACAAGTCTTTCATCTGGTTAAAGATCAGAGAAGATGCCTCAGTCACTTCTAAGCTGGGTGAACCGCCACCTAGTGTTTCAAATGTCTTTGCCAAGTGTAGGCGGCTCATATTTGAGCTTACAAGGTTCTTCATCTCGTCAAGTAAGCTACGCTCATCAGTAACGTTATGGCTGCGCAAAAATGGCACGTAGAAGCACTCGTACCCTGCTCTGTACTTCGGGCAAGAGGCTGAGAAGCTACAAGCATTACACGCAAGTACCGGCATCTGCTTGTTATAGATTTTCCGCATTGCGCGAATTTTCTTATAGAACTCTGACCCTCTAGGATTATCTTTCAGGTGCATCCCTCTCTTATCACCACGCTTGTTCAACTGCGTTTCATCGTCTTCAGGATGCAAAGAGTCTCTACGTAAGGCTAAGCTGGCATTATCGTCTTCTTCCTGCATTGCTGCCTCTTCTTCGGCAGCATCTGCTCTAACATCTGCTCTCGGAACGCGCTTTATAATGCGTTTCTTAAAACGTATTACCTGTTTTCTCTCAATTTTTTTAATACTACTGTCCATACCTTGTTCTTAGGTAAAAGCCAAAAAAAGAGGCGGAAAGCAAGTCTCAATTAAGCTACTCACTCCCCGCCTTGAACAACGGTATTACCAAAATGTTTTTTTAAACTGTCACTAAGCTTTCCTGCTCTCGCTCATTCTCTAACTTGTGGCAATTTTGCAATCTCAGCCCTAAAGGCACTACGGGGGCTCGCACCCCTTTGTGCAACTAGTTCTGTAGCTCTTTTCAAAACTTTATGTGGCAATGCCGTTGCCTTATTTGTTCTTTCTGTCTGCTGCATATTTTCCTTGTTTGTGTAACTATTTTTCCTGCGGTCAATCAGTAATTTAGAGCTAAAGTGTTTTTCCATTTGCCTAATACTGCTTTCTTTTTCAGTCCTCTAGCAACTCAAAAAGTGTCTTCGTAGTTCCTATACTTGGCTGTTTCTCTGCAAGTGGCTGCTCTTCATTTTTGCGCTGTCCTTGCAACTTTTTCAGAGTCTCAAATTCGTTCAGCTCAAATTCGCTCAACCCTAATTCTGACTCTTCAAATTCAAAGCTTGCGTAATCAATTGCTATGCCTCGCTCATTAAGCGATTTTTCCGCTTTTAACAGTTCATCAATAGCTTCTTTACTGGTTAGCTTCAATACTCTTAGCTCATCATCCTGGAGGTCATACAGGTCTTTCAACCTGTTTATCTTTTCTTGTAGTCTTACTTCTGCTGGTGATTCTTCCATATCTGTTTTTTCCTTTTTACTTAACTAATTTTACTAGCTTCTCAACATTACCGTCAAAGCTATCGTCTATAACCATAAGTCTTTCGCAATGCTCTTCCCAACCTGCTTGCTGCTTTTGTGTAATCAACAAAGCGTGAATTTTGGTAAGCTGCTTTAGCCTCCCTAACTGAATCGTAGGCACACCCTCCGTATCATCAGTAATGATAAGCAGCTCTGTCTTCTCCATGTTCTTATGCGGCGGGTTTTTTAAGTCAGCTATTGCCACCTCAAGGGCTGCTGGCAAATTCGTGCTCCCGTCGTTAAACAATCTTCTTGAAATACTATCTTCAAGCCCTTGAAAACTTTCCTTACTATCAGCAATGACTAGGTTATAAACTTTTCCGCCAAATAAGCGTGACATTGCAAACCCTTCTTTTCGCGCAAGTCTTCTCAAAAGTGCTTTTGTCAAAATCTTTGCTAAGCTTACTGCTGGTAAGCGCAACCCTGCTCCAACTGTAGCACACATACTCCCTGAAACATCGAGCAGGATATAGAGTAACTGCCGTTCCTTATGCTTTTCCTCCCACTTACTCGCATTAAGCTCCTTCTTCACTGCTTTGTCTAAAAACACTTCATCTGGCAACGCCTGCTCTGATAACACTGCGCCGCTTGCCTCACTTATGCGCTCAATTTGGCGGGTGTTCTTATCATCCGAAACGTGTTGCGCATCTTTTCTGTCCTCTTTTTCTAGCCCCTTATTCAGTTCTATTTCAAACTTGAGCGCAATTTCAAATAGCTTTAAGTCACTATTCTGCAGCTTAACAATCCACCCCTCATTGCTTGCGTCAATGTTGCCAACCCCACCACTCGCTCCTACACCGTTGTTATTATACGCTCCTTTTGCTCGCATGTAGTTGGTCAAGTACTTATTGTCTTCCTCACTAATTTCAACCCCGCCATTATTACTTACTGCAATACCGCCTTCCAACTCGCCTTCTTCTGGATCATCCTCCTCCGTAAGCTCTTTTACGCTTTGTGGTGGTTCAGGCATGTTGAGCAATTTTGAGGTGGCATAATCTAACTTTGCCGCTTCATCAATAATGGTCATTGACTTCTCTAAGTTACAATTTGCCTCAATTGTTTCCCTATACGGGCACTCGCTTGGCACTAGGCTTAACTGCTCGTCACTTAGTATTGATTGCTCAATGTTCAAAAAGGTTTCCTTCCACTTAGCGTAAAACTGGCAAGAGGCATTAATAGCGCACGTGCTACAGCTGCTCTGAATAAACCGAGAGTTAATCCGTGCCAAGCTCATCAGCATTAGCTCTAAGTTCTCAAGGCTTGATCCATTTCGATGCGCAATCAGTTTGAACAAAACCCTGTTACTCATGTTGTACAAATACAACCTGCGCTTTCTTAACAGCATCCCCTCTAAAGCAGATACCTTGTTCACAGGTTCTGCTACAAAGTCCTCCAGCTGCTGGCTTGAGGGCACTCCCGCACCCTTGTTATGTATCAACATGGCTAAGTCGCACAAAACATCTAATGGCATTTTGTAGTCCCTTGCGCTTTTCTCTAATCGGCTAATCGCCTCTTCGGTAATTTTTCCTTTTACTATTCTCATTTTGGTATCTCGTTGTTGTTGTTGTTCACTCTACTATAAATTCAGCACTACTATACTTACTTAGTACACAATTAACGTCTGCCAAAGTCGAGCTACAGTGGTCAATCAATTGGCCATAAGCGTTAATCCAATCTCTAGTTTTTGGCATCTCTGAATGCGATGCACTTGTTAATGATTTATGCCATTCACCTAAGCGCATGTACAGTTGCTTTGCATCTTCGTGGCTCATTGACTCATCAAACTTGTCAGTTTCCGAGTTAAGCTTAGTCTTTATTCTATTTACCAATTCCTCATCAGCGGTCAAATCCCGCATCTCTTGCAACTCAGAACTCATAATCCCCACCAATGCACTCTGCTGCTGCATGTTATTTGCCTCAATCAGTCCCATCCCTGTACTAAACAAATCATCATAGGTAATCTCTGTTCTACTATTCAGCACGGCATTGACTCCGGCTAAGCGAAAGGCTTGGTAAATTCTCCTATCGCTCAAAAAGAAGTTACTGTCCTTGCTCATCTCCTTGCGCAATTTTGTACAAATACTACTGTACATCTTTAGTATGCTGTCCTCTAATTCTAGCTCATCTACCGCATCATGCAAAAGGTCTAATTCCTGCAACGTAATAGGTTGTGGCTTTTGCAAAGCTTCATCCGCTGAATAACTACGCAGCATTTTATGCAAATCAGCGGCACTAATTAGCGGTTTTACATCCATTCTTATTAGCCACCTGTCATGGAACGCTGCAAGGCGTTCATCTTCAGTCTTAAAATTTGTAGTCCCAATTGCACACCTCAACGGGCAATTCACGGTCTCTGTGCCATTTATAAAAATGCGCTCATTTAATATATTCAAGGTTGAAGGTAGCAGCATATCACTAGCACGGTAAACCTCATCAATGAATGCAAAATGCGCCTCCACTAGGTATCCTTCAGTATTATGCTCCCACACCCCGTTCTCACGATACTGTGGCAAGTTCAGCGGCCCAAACAACTCCTCTGGCTGCGTCCCCTTCATCATCATCTTCTGGTAGTAGTTACCCTCTATAATAAACCCAAAAAAGTCATTCACTAACATACTTTTAGCTACCCCCGGCGGCCCCTCCAGCATAACGTGGCTGCGATTTATAATGCTTACAATCATTGCGTTTATCACTTCACTGCGCCCCACAAAACGCTTATTCAGGTAAGTTGTAATCTTCTGTAGCTTCTCTACCGCCCCTTTTGTTGTATATGATGGTTGCAGCTTTCTTACAGCTGCCTGTTTGATACTGGTTTTTGTACGTTTTAAGGCCATTTTTTTTAATACTTGTTGTTAATAATCGTTGTTCAATTTAGTGCTATATTCAAAAAGAAAGCAGGGACAGCATAATCGCTATCCCTGCTCTTAATCAACACTTTAGCGATGCATTTTGCTAACTACTTGCGCAGTTTGCGCACCTTTTTCTTAGGCATATAGGCCACCAGTTCACCCTCATCATTGAACGTGTACTTCACTCCTGTAACTTGGCACTCGCCTACATCCTCTTCGCCTGTT